AGGATGAGGATGAGGGTGTTCACATGCCAAATCTACATCGTCAAGTAGAAGTTGATCCTGATTCTGAAGAAGGTCAGGAAGAGGAAGAGGAATCTGGAGCACTAGCTGAGATTATACCTCTCTTTGGTCGCAATGATGACGAGCCACCTCCATTTGGTGGTGGAGCAGGTGCTCATAACATGATGATGCTTGAAGAGCCAGAAGATGAGGATATCTTTGAAGAGGCTGCAGCAGATGATATGAAAGTACAGGCTCTTGATGATGTCATTCGTATGTTTCTAAAAAAAAAAGTCTAGGCTCTACTGATGTAGATGAGAACGATTCTGATACACCAGATATTATCGTTCAGCATCCAGCTGTAGAAAACTTCATCGTAAACATTATAGATACCAATCATGGAATCCAGGTTCCAGCGTTGCTACACTCATTGGTAGAGACATTTGCTCGTGATGGAATATCACAAGACGTTTTCTCTGATAAGAGTCTGCTTGATTGGATTAATAAAAAGCTGATTGCACACACAGGTGGCAAGGAAAACATACCATCTCAGATTGGTCGTGGTGTTGGTACACACGTGGATTACTCTGGAGAAAAAGATTCTAATAGAGATCCTTTCGTACTTCTGGTGCCCGACAAAGGTGTTTTTGGCTAATATAATTTAGTCATTCCAATGTTTTGATTACGTTTCTACTCATTTATCTGTATTTGTTTATACTTCATTTGTAATATAGGCATATTAAACAGATGAACGAGAGGTCTAATTGAAACCAGGAGAAGTAGGATTTTCGGAGTTATTCAATCAGTTTCGTGACTCAATTATGCGTGTTGATCCGGTGTACTTTTGTGCAAAGTACTTGACCGTTGATGGAAAACCGCTTGAGCTTGAGGGAACTGGTTTTAAGCCCTTTGCTGACATTTATAGATACATAGGACTCAAGGCAATAGAAGGAGACTCAAAGCCAATCATCTTGGTAAAGGGTCGTCAAGTAGGAGCCACTACGATGGCTGCTGCTCTTGAGTGTTACTTTACTGCATGCGGACTGTTCGGAACAAACGAACGTCCGCCTATGCGTTTAATGCACTTGTTCCCAACACTATCTTTGGCTGCTGCGTACACCAAGGATAAACTGGACCCAATCATTGGTAATTCAAGGCCAGTTCCAAATACCATGAAGGCGAATGGACTTCCAAAGTCTTATTTGGAAGCTAGGATGGATACCACATCTCCTACCAACAACAATATGCACTTTAAGAAGTTCATAAATGGTAATCAGATATGGATTGAATCCACAGGTCTTGATGGTGACCGTATTCGTGGTCGTACCGTAGATTGCGCTATGTTTGACGAAGTGCAGGACATGACAGACCTAGCAATCGGTGCTGTTACCAAGATCCTTGCACAGTCAAGATACGGAGCGCGCGGTGAAGGTGTTCAGGTTTACTTTGGAACACCAAAGACCAAGGGTGGTTCGTATTGGGAAATGTGGTCAAAGTCAACTCAGAACTATTTCCACTTACGATGTGAAAAGTGTGGAAAATACTTCCCTCTTTATAGACCAGATACCAAATGGGAAGATGTTTGGATTTATGGTATGACAGTTCGTTGTACTGGATGTGGTCATGAACAAGACAAGCTAGAAGCTCAAGAGCGTGGTAAATGGATTCCACTTAACGACCCTGAGAAATGTGACTTTGTAGGATATCATATCAATCAGCTTTACATTCCAAGGTTCACTAAGGAAGTAATTGAGAAAGCCAAGCCAGAACGTTCTCCAATTAATACTGAACGTGTATTTATGAATGAGGTGTTGGGAGAATTCTATGATGGTGAAGGTGGCACCATCACGGCAGAAGAGATTCGTAACAAGTGTATTGATCCAGGTAGAAAGATGGTGAAGTACATACATCCTGATTCTGGTAAACGTGTATATGCTGGATTCGACTGGGGCCAGAGAGGAATGCTTGAACAAATGGCCGGAAGAGGTCGAAAAGGATCTTACTCCTGTGCTGTTATTCTTACAGTGAATGGTAATCTTTTCAATGTTGAATTTGCTACACGTCTAATGAGACCAGATCCTGAAGAGAAAGAAGGAACTGTAGAAGAGATGTTTAGACGTTACAATATGACTCTGGCAGTCGGAGATATTGGAGATGCTTTCGATCTTACACACAGAATGCAAAGAACATATGATGAAAAGTTCTTAGCATCTAGATCTCAACATAGAGTGGTTGGTCATATCAAGTATGACAAAGATGTATGGCCAAAGACAATAACATTTGAGAAAGATTATTACATCTCAGAGATTCTTGGTCTTCTAAAAGAAGGAAGAATAAAGTTTCCAGGTGGGCATCATCACAAGATTTCTTGGTTGATTGAGCATTGTGCATCCATGGACATCAAGGTTACCAAGGATAAATCTGGTGAGCCTTTGAAAAAATATGTGAAAGGAACGGGTGCAAACGACGGTTTGATGGCGTTGTTGAATGCTTATTTGGCCTGGAAATTCGATGTAACTCAGGGATTTACCATCGCAAACCCATTGCATATGAAATACGAGCTTGCAACTGAGCCTAAGTACATTCAGGCGGTTGTTGGGTATGTACCTAGGATGTTTGGCGGGCGTGGATGATATAGAGGTAATGAAGGAGCCATGGTAGAAATCAACAACAACAAAACAAGGGCCGAAGAGCTTATTGCGCAAAATCGTCTTAAACAAGCACGAGCCGAAGAACTAATTCGAAAGCGAGCTGTTATTGCTGGTACTCCAGAAGTAACAAATCGAATGGCCAGATCTGTCTCTGAGGAACGCCGACAGATTATGGAGATGCAGCTTGAGGCTGGAGAATTCAGAGAACAAGGATCATCTGGGTTCATACTAAACTCATCTGATAACAATAATGAGAGACCAATCAAGATGGTACAAACCCATATGGGAGTGGTATCCCACAATGGTAAGGGTTTGTACAAAATGGCTGATGGTAATAGTAATGGCTCAGTCATGCATTCTGGTTCTGGTTGGAGAGGTTCAAACTCTACTGGTCGTCAAATTCCAGAAGTTTACTCACCTCTATGGCTAAACTCCAACCTAAACCTTCCTCGTGACCGTCCTACCATCAATGCTTGGTCAAGATCTTTCTTTGCTCTAAATCCAATTGTTCACAACGCAATTTCTCTTCACTCTACATACCCAATTGCCAAACTCAATATCAAGTCAAAGAATCCGAAAGTAGAAAAATTCTTTGGTCAGATGATCGATGAAATCGATCTTATGAATATGGCTGTTATGGCTGCACAGGAATTCTGGATTCTTGGCGAAGCTTTTATCTATGCAGAGTTGGATGAGTCCAAGGGTTCTTGGTCTAGGTTGATGATTCTCAACCCTGACTATGTAAACGTACAGCGTTCTGTCATTGCAGCTGAGCCTATCATCTCTCTAAGACCAGATGAGAATCTTCGCAGAGTTGTTTCTGGAAATCAGCCATCTGACATTCAGCAACGTAAGCAACTAGACCCTTCCATTATTGAACACGTTAGACGCAATGAGAACATTCCTCTAAACAATTTCTACGTTCACCACATGGCTCGTAGGATATCTCCATACGAAATTCGTGGAACTGGTTTGATTGTTTCTTGTTTCAGAGCCCTTATGCTTTGGGACAAGCTTCGTGAATCCAAGTACGCACAAGCTGATAACATGGTCAATCCACTTACTCTGGTAAAGATTGGTGACCAGGAATTCAGACCATCACCTGTTGACCTTGAGCACTGGAGAAACGTCTTCGAAGAAGCTCAGTACGATAAGGATTTCAAGATCTTTACGCACAATGCAGTAACAGTTGAGCGTGTTGGTTATGGACAAGGTATCTATGATACATCCGCAGACGTTACCCAACTTATCAAGGAAATCTATATTGGTTTGATGGTTCCATCTGTTATTATGGATGGATCTGACACTACGTATGCAACCGGATCTGTAGCCTTGGACGTTCTTCGTCAGAGGTACATGCAGTTCCGTCAGATGATGACTGGTTGGCTGAAGCGCAAGATCTTTGCTCCAATTTCTCAGATTCAGGATTTCTATGAGTACGTAGATGGTGAAAAGACCCTTATTGTTCCTGAGGTAGATTGGAATCACATGTCATTGTTTGACATGGATTCTTACATCAACAACATGGTCAACCTTTCTCAAGGAGAGGGTGCGCAGAAGCGTGTTTCCTTGCAAACACTGTATCGTTCCTTGGGTCTTGAGTACGAGGAAGAGCATAGGAAGATTCGATACGAAGATATTCAGGATGCAATCAGAACTCGTGAGATTGCAGCTATGGCTAGATACTCTATTCATGAACTTAAGGCTCTTGGACCAGGAGACGAAGTTGAAGAGGTATCTGATGAGCCAGTGCCTGGAC